ATGGCTGCGCCAATTTGGACTTTTGGATTGCTCAACTGGGTGCTGGTTGCCATGTGGTTTCTACTCCTTAGGTTTGGTTTTTACTTTAGATGGTTTTGATGGCTTGTCGGTGGATTGTCTAATGAACCCACCAGCCAACAGGTGATCCACGTTGCTATCACCTGGGTCAAATTCGTCACCTGGCGTTCCTAGACGTGGGGAAATGATCACATATTTCATGCTGTTTGCGCCTGTTGCATCACGGTCAATTCATAGCATGGCAACATCACACCACCAACGTCAAGGGTGGTTGGACGGCCTGCGGTAACAGATCCAACGCCTGCCAGCACTAACGCGCTTAGGTTCAAAAGGTTTCGCATTGCGTCAAGGTTTGATGGCCCCATTGAAATGATCTGTACTGGCCAACTAATTTTGACAATGTTGTAGTTCCATGCTTCGAATGAGCAGGCACCAATGAACGCGCATGGTGGCACCATGTTTCTGGGATCTGTGACTACCTGCAAACCTGTGATGGTTTCCAATTTGGTTTTTAGATCGTCCAGCGCCTCATTGAACAGGTCTGTGTATGCAACGGGCATCAGGCCACCTGCGGGCGTGAAATACCTAGCAACTGTTTGATGATTGGGGACAGGCCTGTTGTTGGTGCTGTGCCCATTTCGCTGAATGATGCAAACACATCAATTGATCCGCGTTGGCGGTAAAGCGCGCCACCATATTGGATTGTCCCCAGCGTCACGTCACCAGACGGGCTGGTTGTCAAACTATCGACATAGCCCGCTTCTTGCCGTCTGCGGTAACAGAAAGCGTTTGCAGCGCTGGCGCATTGCGTTAGGAATGTGGTATCTGCTGCGGTAGCGGTTCCGATACCTAGCCAATCCTCAATGTTTCCTGCGGTAATCCATGTGCAAACAGGGTTGTATGCAATGGTTCCTGATGCTGCAACGCGCATAACATCGGCTGCCGTTTTCGCAAACAACACCTGATTTTCAATTGGTACCTGGTAATCAAACAACAGATCGCCTTCGGTGTCCACACCCATGAACAGATATTGGGGCAACGCATAAACGGAATAGGTACCGTTGAACGTTGCATCAACACCTGCCACGGTGATGGACTGGCCAACTGCAATTTCATTTGGGGTGAGTAATTGCAGGACTGCGTAGTTGTCAACCAGGTATTTGTTGGTGACTGTATATGTTGCCATGAGCGGTTAGCCCGCTTTCAACTAGGCCTGGGTGATCTTGCGGATCATTCCACCAATTGCTGCGAAGGTTGAAACGTAGCCGTGGAATGACATATTGCGTCCCAAAACCGAAGGCTGTTCAACGCTCATCAGGCCACGAATACTTTCGTAGAATTCGAAGGCATCGCCAGCACCTTGACCAACGCGGGTGATGATCATGGTCTTTGCAGCAAAGTTGCTGTCAACTACCAACTGCAAGCCCAATGGGTTGCCGTTCCATGATGATGCGCTTGCGTTTCCAAGTGCGTTTTGGCCCGTTAGGCCTGCACCGATGAATGGGAACACAGGGCGGCCTGTGGTGTCTGCTAACTGTCCAAGTTGACCCCATACGTCTGGGCTGACGAACATGTGGGTTGGTGTCCAGTTGCGGTTTGTTGAAATGTCAACTGCGCTGTCATAAACAGATTTGAGCAAGTCTGCAACTGTTCCGTCCCACACACCAGATGAGTTTGCTGCGGTCAAAAGATTGTCCGCTGCCAAATTGTCTGATGCGATCATGTATTCACCCATGAGGTCATTCAAGATCAATTGCATTGCTGCAGGTGAAGTGAAGTCAATGTCCTGAACAGACAGCGTTACTTGACCAGCAAGTGTGGTCTTGCTGATTGAGTTAGATGCAATCACCATCGTTGTTGCTGATGCTGAACCCAATTCTGATTGCGATGCAACGCTGGTGTGCGTGGTGATGGTTGGACGAATAAAGGTCTTTGATTGTCCGCTATCTGGGTAAGCGCGGGCGCCTACTGCATCAACTACTGGACGCAAGAAGTTCAAGTCTTGAACCAATGGCCCAAGTACTGGAACAGGTAGCAAACCTGGTGTGTCCGTGGTGAGAACATCACCCGCTGCTGCTTGAAGTGCGGTTCGCTTTGATGCGGTGTATTCCGAAACTGCTTTATTGATGTTTGCGAAAGTGTCGCCACCGATGTGGTAGGCGGCCATGTATTCGCCTGCTGTTGGCAATGCGAATTCTTTTTTGGCTTGTGCGAAAATTGGCGCGGTTGGGATAGTTGCTTCAACTGCTGGTGCTACTGCTTCGGACATGTCTGTTTCCTTTTCAATTGGTTCCTGTGTTTCAGTATTGCTGATTTCCTCTGGCTCTTGGTGGATACTTGCAGCGACTTGTGAAATGTTAGCCATATCGCCAAATGCCCCGATGGGGACTAGCGATAATTCCTGCCAGGTAGCACTTTCAATAATCATGGTTCCTGCCTCATCATAAGAAAACTTGGTTGGGTTCACGCCAACGCTGACCTGATCAATGGTGCCGTCCGCGGCCATTACTAGCGCGTCATTGCCCAATGATGTGGCGCTGATCTTGGCTGTAAACATCATTCCCTGTTCGGTGTCCACGCGCTCTGTGACAACGCCAACGGGCATTGATGCGTCATGGTACATAAACAGGCGCGGTGCTTTGCCTTCAACAGGTAGGGAACCTGGGCGGAAAATAACCTCTGTTCCATCGCTCACGCGGGCGGGAACATTATAGGGAACCGCGGTTCCAGAAATTGAACGGCGTGGCTGTTCGCCTTGCGCTGCATCTAGCGTGAAATCGCCTGCAATTAGTTTGATCATCGGTTTGCTAACTCCTCTTGTGTGTTTTCCTCAATAACGGTTTCTGTGCTGTCCATTTTGTCTGCCATAAAGTTTTCCTCTAGGTATTCATCAGCATCAAATTCGACATATGTTCCGCGCGGTAAAACATTATCCATTGACAATGCGCCAGCAATGGCATCTGCGTATAGTTTTACGCCAAACAGGTACAGGTCAGCGCGGGCCTGTTGGCTTGACTGGTATGAATACGCGCCAGTAGCAACGCCCACAAGGTATGGCGGGGTGTTGGCCAAACGTGAACATTCAAGACTTTGATATTGGCTGGCTTCGATCAACAGCATTTTGTCAGGTGTTGCAGCGGTTTCTGTGTAGGTCAAATACTGGTTCAGCGCCGCTGTTTGGTTTGTCGCTCTGGCCGCATTGAATTGTGCTGCAAGATCAGAAAGTTCCTGGGCGCTTAGTGGTTCGCTGTTTTCTGTTTGGCGCAATATGCCAGCAGGAATTGATGATGATGCGTTACGGTTTCGCGCCGCTTCCAATTTCAACGCTGTATCAATTGCACCTGGCGCTGAATAAATCAAACCCTGGGCTGGTGATAAGAATTGCACAAGGTTTGCAGGGTCTAATTCTCCGCCTTGAAAATACACTTGCGATGATGGCGCAAACCAAACAGGGCCAGCCATGTCTGTGGTGGTGATTGATCCCGCTGGCAAACGTGTGAATGATGCAGGGTAACCATCAGCGGTTCGGCTGGTGATGTACCAAAACGCCCGTCCATAAAACATCAAATCGTCCAGTGTCCAACTAAACAAAAATTGCGCCGAAACATTTGGATCTGGACGGCGGATCCATGACCGTGGTGCGATGTAAACCTTTTCCATTTCATCGCCGTTCCACATTTCGTTGTACATTTTCAACGGCATTGAACCAATAACTGATGCCATCAGATCGCGCGCGCGGTTGATCGTTGGAACGCTGATTGCGCGGTTTCGCGCTTCACCTTCCTGATAGGTGTAGTACTGGCCAATCATGTTCACGCCAGCATTTGACGATGAATAGCCTGGGGAAAATGCGCCTGCCACCGCTGGTTCGCCAATGTGCGTTGAAATAGCGGATTGTTTGTTACGGCTCAAAATACCCATGCGTCAAGCATTACACACATTGGGTTGTTGATGGTGACACCAGGCTATGCGAAACCCGACAGAAGGCGAAGGCCAGCCTGGTGCCGTTTTCATATTAGCCATTTGAAACAACCATCATGGGTTTGCCACCAGTTTTCGGTTTGCTAGTCAACGCTGCTGCAAAGACCGCTAGGCGCGCTAATTCGATAGGGCCACTAGAACGCTGTGAGGAAAGCGCAATTGATCCCTGTGATCTGACCGCTACGGCGCGACCGATATGTTCAGCCAGCATGGTTTCACCTGTGTGAACCAACAGTTTTTGGCGGATCATTTGGCGGACTGGATCTGTCCATTTCAAAATTTCGCCATAGCCAACCACTACCCTTTTCCGTTCTAAATGCAACGGCCAATGCAAATCAATTGACGGGGTGATAGCAAATTTGATGGCAGGGTTTTGGTTCAATCGTTCAACGTGTTCCATGACTTGGGCGTAGGTGTCCACCATGAATTCAACGGTGATAGCGGTTCGTCCGTCTGGTAAACCTACGGCGCGCAAACCAAAATACCGTGTTTCGTCCACGCTGTTTTCAATGGCTACGGTGCCACCGTCAGGGATTTCCCCATCGAATTGCAACGATGGCCACAGGCCTGGGTTTAGCCAACCCTGATCTGATGCCACCCACAGGTTGCATGAGGCGCGAAGGAATTGTGTGCGGTCAGGGTTTTCACTTTCCGCGGTGATGGTTTCCATTGTCAACGTGTGCCCTAGCGCAGGGTTTCCCCATGACCATGCGGCAGGGTTCATTGGGTCTAGGTCTGGTGGTGGTGACCATTCCGCAAAATACAGGTTTCCTGTTTTCTTTTGGTCAATCATTCGCAAGGCCTGTTCCCGCCATTTGAGGAAGGCGCGGGAATTTTCTGTGCCAGCCGTTGACCAGCAGGAAAGCAAGGGCGATTTCTGGGCGCGCATTGCGGGCAACAAACCACCGTCAATTGCTTCACTTGAAATGTCCCAAATTTCATCAGCCACGATCAGGTTTGGGCTGGTGCCGTGACCAACGGACGGGCCAGCAGCGCGAACAAACCAGCGGGATCCATCAGGCATTGTGACGCTGTTACGCCCGTAGGAATGTGAAACTTTTGCACCAAATTTGGCTTCCAAGATTGGGGCCAATTCGTCAAACAGCATTACGCCTAAATCAAGCCTGTGGCTTACAGATAGCACCAATTGTTTCTTGCCTCTGATGATTGGCATTTTTGTGAGCCACCAACCCACAAGGGTCATAAGGGCAATGGTCTTTCCATTCTGGCGCGCTGTTGAAACCAATGAAATGCGATTGTGCAAATTCAATTCATCGTCATGCACCAACTGGCCCGTCAATGCGCGCATCTGCCAGGGCATCAATTCGATACCCAGCACGTCCCTAGCCCAGCCCCCCAGATCCGCCCCAAACGATGCCAGCCCATCAGGCACCAAAGTTTCCAAGCGCGGCCCATCATGGCTAGTTGGCTCTGATCCTGGCTGGTTCAGGTCTTTTGATATAGAACTGAGTTGGGTCGGGCTTCTC